ATGGTCATACGATTCTATTGCTTCTATACTAGAACTTTGCGCTTTTTGTATATTGATTTGTTGCAATGCTTCTTTGAAATGATTATTTTGTGAGATTTTTTTATTTTTTTCCGAGATATTTTCAATTTCTTTTTGCAAAAACCTCAAAGCTTTCTCGTCCTCTTCCGTATCAATTTCTAAATCTAGCATCGGAAGTATGGTAGTATCACTCAATTTGTTATCTACTAACCATTTTTCAATCGTATCTATCTTTGCTTGTAATCCGGTAATTTCCGAACTAACAAGTCGTGATGCCTCTTTGAAAATATCAAATAATTCTACATAATTTTCAAGGTGCAACAAATCTATTAAAAACTTCTTCCTGTTAGTATCAGTAGCTGTCAAGAATTGAAGACTAGCATTTGTATTTTGATATACTAACTGAGAGAAGGTTTTAAAATCTACTCCAATAATATCTTGAATTGTTTTATAGGTATTTGTCGCTGTGTGACTAGAGATATCCTCACCGTTTTTCTCTAGTTTAACTTTTATATTCGTTTTGCGATTTATATTTACACTATAAACATCATCATCTTTTGTAAAGGTTAATACTATTTTATAGCCGTCATTTATATACCTGTTAGGTATGTCGGCTTTCTTTATACCTTTAGAATTTTTATTATATAGAGCTTCTTCAATAATTAACGGTATGGACGACTTGCCCATACCGTTAGTACCAATTATCTGGGTAACTGAATTGTCGTCAAGGAGTAGATCGTTATCTTGTCCATAACTAAAACAATTATCCCATTGTAGCCGTTTGAGCGTAATCATTATACGTCCCTATTATATCTGGAATTTTATCATCTGAAAGCTCTAGAATATACTTAAAATATTCTACTAATTCGTCTTCTATAGACATATCTTTGTCTAAAACAAGTGTTGCTTCCGTACTACGTCTTACTACTTTCTTATCCAGAAGTTCAGAGTTTTTAACTCCAGCTAAATCTTGGATGTCCCCTTCCAACTCATAAATTGTATGATCCACATCTGTAGATACCATCTCATCAGGGCTTTCTACTGTCTTTCTTAAAAGCTGTGGGAGATCAAAAGGCTCCCACATCCATGTCCAGTCTACTGGATTAATGAGTAGATACCCCGTTGAGACCTTATTTCTATGAAAGGATGTAGTCATAGGACTACCTGGGTATACTATATTCCTTTGTGTATTATTATGTGCGTGTAAATCGCCTGCAAAGACGACTGGAAAATCCTCAAACCTGTCTAAGTCCACCTCTGGCTTAACGTGAGGGGGAATCTCTCCACGGACATGAGTAAACAAAGGCTTACTCGTATTGAATTTCTCAATACTTTCTTTCTTATGAAGATCAGCGTATGGTAAAATGCCAAACCCTAGATCATCATCTATGTACGATATATCCACTACATTTATTAGTGGGTTTATATCTCTTGAAGCGGTTTTTAATTGACTGAAGAATGTCCTATTCTTCTTAGTCGCTTCATGATTACCATCATATATAATAGTTGGTATTTTTACATTGCGAATAAAAGAAAAGTATATCTCAAGCTCTGGTATCGTTGGAATGCGATCAAAAAGGTCACCTCCTATGATGTGCATGTTGCACTGTTTTTCCAACGAGTGTATTTGCTTAAAAAACTCTTCGTATCTCTTTGTAGCCCAAGCTACTGGGACATTCTTCTGTCCCAGTTTCAAGTGCCAATCCGCTGTAAATAAAATCATGCAATATTAAACTCGGCTTCTAGGGTTTCATCTACCTCAGTAGTGCTTGCTTCACGTATTCTGTCAAGCAACTCTTTTTGAGCATCAGGGGTTGGACGAGGCATTACTTCATCCATGGACTTAAGCTCTGCATAAAGAGCCTTGTCGTCTTCGCTAAGAGCACTAGGCTTGCACTTAAGAGCTTGTAGCTGATACTCTACATTATAAGGTAGAGGTCCAGTCTTAACTTTCTTAAAGCAAACGTCCCAGCCAGTGTCAGGGTCTGTAGGATCGCCAAGATCCTCAGCAGCAGTAATGATCTGCTCCCAAAGCTTCTTCTTCAGGTTAACAACTTTTATTTCACCGTTGTCAATGCACTGAGTGGCGTAGCTCCAGCCACACTTGAGATCAGGGTAGTACGCACGAACCCAGTCTTTCTCTACGTTAGTAAAAGACTCAGTATTACGATCAAATGAAAGACACTCTAAAGGAATGTTCTTGTCATTTTCACCCTTGACCCAGTATACGTATCGTGCTAATATGTCTCCGCATAGACGCATCTTATTGTCGCCATCAGTGTACTGATATGATTTGATTGAAGTCTTTTGTGCGGAACCTTTCTGTTGATTAAATGATAGTGCCATTAGTGTTTCTCCGTTGGGGCTTCTTCGTATTTAAAGTGAATCTGGTCACCTATCACACGAAGTAGGCTAAAGTTTTGTAAAAATATAAATGGATCTATTGGCAAATGCAATAGATCTAAGGTTGTTTTGCCATATGCTACATAATCTGCATAAGGTCTTATACTAGCTATAGCAACATATATACATATGTCTTTATAACCATATTGGTACTCATTACATAAAAGGACATCAGGATGCACAAGAAAAGACTCCCCTCTGAAATCAATAGTTGAATAACGATAGATCTTATCGTATTTATTCTTAGGGACTTGCTTGAACGTCAACATCTTTAAGACTCTTACCATTTCTATGGCATTGCCTTCGCATGTCTCAAAGATTTTTTTCCAATTATATAAAAACATATTATACTACAAAATTAAGTTCATGTCAAGAACTATTTTTTCAAAGTTCCTTTATGTTGTAACCCTGTTTCATATAGTATCCCACCCTATTAGAAGCCTGCTTTCGAGCAGTATTCCCTTTTAAGTGGATATCTATAACTACGGGGTCTTTTTTACCTTCCTTCTTCCTAATAACACGACCAATCAACTGCGTGAGTAATGGTTCGTTATTAACAGGAGTTCCTAATATTAGACAACTCAGGTCATCTAATGATATGCCTTCTGAAAATATTGCTTGAGTACCAAAGAGAATATCTTTGTTACCAAGTTTAATTTCATCTAGCATAGTTTCTCTATCCTCGTGCGCAACTTCGCCGGTAACGCAGATCGCGCTATCTCCGACCAACTCAGCGCAACGCTGTAGAAAATACACTCGATCACTTACTACTAATACTTTGTGACCTCTCTTTGCGTAGGCTGCAGCTATCATTGATACAGTATGACGATACTCTTCATCATTTGCCAAAGCTGTGACTCTATTAGCCCACGGTGTTCTTGCCCCATCCATAAATCTTATCTCCGAACGATGGATTCTTATAGAAGGAGTCATATAGTTCTCCTTTGGGGGCTTAATTATTTTATGTCCAAAGTAATCTCGAAAGACTACATGTTTGCCATCCTTTCTTTCGATTGTCCCTGATAGTCCAATCTTATAGCGGCAGTAATTTGTGTCGATAACTTTGGAAAAAGTTGGACTACTTACGTGGTGCATTTCGTCCAGTATAATTGTTCCAAATTCTTTTCTAACTTTGGGAATGTTACGGTATAAAGTCTGAGTATTACCAATTACTATAGGAGCATCAATTTCAAACTTTCCGCTGCCTATGATTCCAGGCGTGATACCAAAGACTTTCTCTACTTCTTTTGCCCACTGGTTTCGTAGCGGTACTGTGTGTACAATAACTAATGTTTTCTGTCCAAGTTTTCCTGCTATCGCCAACCCCGTAAAAGTCTTTCCCCAACTGACCCAAGCGTTTATTATACAATTATCTTCTACCTCATCATAAGCGTCTTTCTGACTCGGTCGTAAATCAAACTTAAAGTCAGGAAAATCTACTGGCATCTCAAGCCGCTTATCGACTACTTCGTAATCATTTGGTATCAAATCCGTTCTTCCGATTGGTATACTAACCAAGTTGTCACGAACTCGTGCCATATTCTTTATGACGATAGGCGGATCATTTGGATTATGCGAGGGCACAGTATATGTCAGTTCTTTACTTAAAACTTCCTTATACTCTTGCGTTACCTCAAGGTAAATCCTGTTACTAACAACTGCTTTCACAAACGCTCGCCACAATGAGGACACTTATTTTGTGTATCAGCCATAGTAACTGTTGCTTGCAGCCTTCGTAAATCTTGAATCCAACCTTTTAAAGCCCCTTTACGTCTTTCAGACTTAGTTTTTTCCAGTTCTTCAGTTATAGATTTTCTTAACTTTTTAATCCGTACTTTAAATACTGGAATAAATGCTTGTGTTTTCATTTTCTTCTACTCACCGCAAATAAAAATAGTGCTGTTAGACCTATGGTAGTACCTATTACTACCCACCCTGCTATTGGCATTACGTACTCCATCTATACCACTCCGGTTTTTCGTTAATTTTTTCTTGAATACGCGCACGTATAATCTCAAGATCCTTATCGTTAGGCTTCCAATCTCCATAGAGATCATCAGGCCACTGACCCCGCTTAAACTTTCTGTCTGGGTTAGGTTTCATACCCCTACGTTTCATCTCAGCAACAAGCTCTAAATACCGATCATTAAGATACTTTCCTTTGTTATAAAAGAACTTTACATGACCTGTATTTAAAGTGAACTGATTAGGTATGGTCTTTTTATTCTTCTCCCAATTAGGAGAAGCAAGTGAACGCTGTAATGAACTACCAACCATGAATATCTCACGATACTCTGCTACAAGATGCTGGTCTGCTAGCTCTTCAACTGGTACTAAATTAATTCTAGTCATAGCTTCCTCTCAATATAAAAATATATTATATCAATAAATGACAATAATGTCAAGAAGTATTTATACCTTTCGTTTTGAATCTTTTACTTTAGTTTCTGAATACTCATAC